CCGGTAAACTTAAATCATATAAACCTTTAGCACCTTATAGAAAAAAGCGCAAAAAACGATATAAATAGTCTTATGAGTAACTTATTTCAAAAACTAGAACTTGAAGCTTTTAGAAAAGGTATAACTCCTCGTACACGTGAATCAAGAGATTGGTTTCGTAGGCGCGTGCAAAGTTTGACACGTGTAAATAGAAATGCTCTCATGAGACAAGAAGAAGTTAAACAAATGAGTTCACCACTATTAGGTAGCATGATGATGTATTTTTATGATCCTAAACTAAAAGATACTCTCCCTTATTATGATACATTTCCTTTGGTTATACCAATAGAAAGAGCACCGGGTGGATTTCGTGGTCTTAATTTACATTATATACCTCCAGTATTAAGAGCAAAGTTTTTGGATAGTTTACTTGATATTGTTAATAATAAAAAATATGATGAAACAACAAGATTTAATTTAACATATAGATTACTTAAAAGTGCAGCGAAGTTTAGATATTTTCAACCATGTTTGAAACATTACTTACTCGAACATGTAAAATCAAGATTTGCAATAGTACCTCCACCAGATTGGGAGATTGCTACATTCTTGCCGACAGCAAGTTGGAAGAAAGCTCCTGCTAGTACTGTATACTCTGATTCAAGAAAGGCTATCTAATGGCAGGTAGAAGTATTGAAGAACTTAAAGCTCTTGCAAATACTAAGTTAGGTTTTGCGAGGCCAAATAGATTTTTAGTTACTCTTCCATCTCTAGGAGGTGGTGGAATATTCGGTTTCTTTACCGGAGGTGCAAGTCCAAGAGAATTAAATATACTTTGTTCAAACGCAAGTCTTCCAGCAAAAACTGTTTTAACCAATGATAGAAGAATTGGCATGGAATTTCAAAAGGTTGCTTATGGATATGCAGTTGATGACGTATCAATGACATTCTATTGTATGAATGACTATGGAATAAAAGAATACTTTGACACATGGAAAGATTCAATATTACCAGAACAAAGTGATACTTATGGCTATACTACTAGTTATAAAAATGAATATGCAAAAACGATAACTATACACCAATTAAGACAGCCACTTGTAGGCTTAAGCAAACAAGTAGGACCAATTAGATTTAGTGGAGGCTTAGGTGGAGGCACAGTTTATTCTGTCGACTTACTTGATGCCTTTCCAATAAATACAAGTGCAATTGAATTAAATAATGAACTTGATGGATTAGTTCAACTTACTGTAACGATTGCATATACTAACTGGAGAAGATCAAAGAGCACACAGAATTTTATTAATGCTGACGTAAATACACCATTAGGTGGAATTGACATACTATAGGAGTGAAATGAAATGGGATTACCAAAGCTAAGCGCCGTACCAAAATACACGGCTGAAATACCTTCAATGAAAAAAGAGGTTACATTTAGACCATTCTTAGTAAAGGAAGAAAAAGTTATGCTTATAGCGCTTGAGTCTCAAGATGCTAATCAGATTGCTAGATCAATAATTGATACTATTGATTCATGCATATACGATGAAATAAATCGAAAAGCACTAACATCATATGATGTTGAATACTTATTCTTACAAATAAGAGCAAAGTCTGTAGGTGAAAAAACAAATTTAAAATTTAAGTGTAGAAAATGTGAAGCTGAAAATGAAGTTTCAGTTGATATTAATGACATTAAATTAACAAAGGGTGAAATCACAAATGAAATTGTTTTAACTGATACTATTAATTTAGAAATGAGACATCCTTCATATGATTCAATTATTAAGAATGAAAAGTTTTTAGCCTCAACACAAACTGAACAGATATTTGGTTTAGTAAAAGAAACAGTAGCAGCAGTTATTACAAACGATGAAAGAATTGATATATCAGAAGTAAGTGATGCAGAATTTTCTGAGTTTTTAGAATCAATGACTCAGGCACAGTTTACTAAGATAAGAAACTATGTTGAAACTGTACCAAAATTAACTTATGATATAGACTTTAATTGTAGTGATTGTGGAACAAAAAATGAATTAACCGTGGAGGGCCTGCAAAGTTTTTTATCCTAGGTCTATCTCATACATCGCTTAACAGCTACTATGAGACAAACTTTAGTTTAATACAACATCATAAGTATTCACTAGATGAGATAGACAACTTAATACCTTGGGAAAAAGAAGTTTATGTTAATATGTTAGTTGATCATTTAAAAGATGAAGAAATAAGATACAAACAAGAAACAAATAGAGTAACCTAATGGCAGAATTATCAGACGTAATACAACAACTTAAAGAAAATAATGAGTCTACCATCAACGTAGAAAAAGCTGTTGATAGCTTATCTGGAACAATGGAAAAACTTTTTGTTAAATCATTGGAAGAAAGAAGAGAAGAAAAAGATTCAAAGCCTACTACTAGAGATGCTCCAACTCAAGTTATGAAAAAACAAGGTGTAGGTGCAGGTTTAAGTTCAATGCTAAGTAAGTTTCCAGTGATTGGAGCATTAGCAGCATTTGCTACAGTATTAGGTGGTGGAATAATGAAAGCTGGCGTAGGTATTGGTGCTGCGGCAACTGGACTTGGTGCATTCTTTAAAATGTTAGCAAGTGCAAATGAACAGCTTACTGATGGTGGAGAACAAACGAAAAAACTCTTAACTAATGTTGCAGCTGGATTGGCTGCATTTAGTGATAGAGATCTCAAAGCTTTTGGTACATTGCTATTAGGTGGTGCAATATTTGGTGCATTGCCAAGTGTTATACCTGGGTTGAAAGGTGTAGGTGCTGGAATAGGTATCGCAGCTGTTGGTGCAGGTATTGCTGGTTTTTTTAGTGCCTTGTCTGCCGGTGACATGGCGATTGATAAGATGGAGTCAACCGGTGAAAATTTAAGTAAGTTCATGAAAAATATCGCTGATGGTCTCAGAGCATTTAGTGATCGTGACATGATTGCAATCGGAGCGTTGCTTGGTGGAACTGCCTTATTTAGCATAACAAGTAAGAGTAAAATACCTGGGTATAGCGGAATTGGCGCAGGAATTGGTATAGTTACAATTGGTGCCGGTATTGCTGGATTTATCAGCACACTTGCAGCATCAGATAAAGTAATGAATATGATGAACACTAAAGGTGAGAACCTTAGCGCATTTTTGAAAAACATCGCCGGTGGCTTAAGTGCTTTTAGTAATGAACAGCTATTTGGAGCTGGAGGAATACTTGCGGTTAGTCCACTTTTTGGAATAGCAGCAGTTGCTGGTAAATCAATTGTAGGTCTGACTGCAATCGGTACCGCAATATCAGGATTTGTAACTGGATTAGGACTAGGTGATATATTACTCAAAGGTGCTAGTTTAATTGGAGCAAATGGTAGTAATTTAAAAACGTTTTTAACTAATATTGCTGAAGGCTTAAAACCGTTTGGTGAACTTGGAGATAGAACTCTTAAAAATGTTTTGGCTCTTGGTGCATCAGGTTTTTCTGTTTTAAGTTTATTAGGAGGTACAACTGTAGGAAGAGTCACAGATGAAGTAGTTGAGGGATTTAGAAAACTCGGTGATTTGCTTTTTGGAACTAATAATGCCGCAAATACTGAAATGGACAGAAGAAAGACCTACATAGCAGGATTAGTTGACGCATTAAAACCTCTTGAAGGTATTAAGACATCTGCTATCAATAATCTAACATTAATAGGAAGAGCTCTTAACAACTTCGCAAATTCAGTTCAAAGAATAGCAGATGTTAACTTTAAAGATTTTAAAGAAAACTTTAAGGACTTAGCAATATCTTTAGCAGGACAACTAAAGGTTATTGATAAACTAGCCAATGGAGGAGTCTTAAAAGGCAAAAAAGGGTTTATATTTGATGATGATGATGTTGATTTTGGAAAAGGTTTAACTGACCCTAATTTAAAACTTGATCAATTAGATGATTTAATTAATAAAGCCAGAAACGTTTTAGGTTTTAGAAATATCACTAGAGTCACAAATACTCCACTTAGAAGTCGTGGCCAAATGGGTAAAAATAATAATACGGTAGGTTATGGTAATGTAGATCGAGGCAGTGGAAATAATATTATTAACGCACCTACTACTAACAATAAAACAGAAAATTATAATTCAGGTATGACATTTGGGTCACAAGGAATTAATGATCCTTATGACCAAATGTTATTAAATTAGTCCTGCTTAGCAAGCTTTGAGAAATAAGACATTGTGTCTTCATCTTCACTACTAATTTCTTCTGCAGTAACTGGTTCAACAGCCGCAATAGGATCATTAATTTTTATTTCTTCCTTGACGGTATAAGCACCAGCAGTTGCTTCCTCACCAAGAACTCTCATTAACTTAGTCTTAAGTTCATCATAGGTCTTATAGTTCTTAGCATTAGTAAACTCTGATAAGTCATGCATCTTATTATAAGTATCTTCTAACTTTGACTCATCTTCACCTA